GTTGGTGTTGTGGTCACAAATACACCTGCTCAAAATGGTGACGATATACAATCTATAGAGTCTGTGAGGTATTATGCACCAAGATTGTATGCATCACAGCGTAGAGCAGTCACAGCAGGTGATTATGAAGCAATTTTACCTTCAATTTACTCAAATATTGAATCAGTAACTGCTTATGGTGGTGAAGAAATGACACCACCTCAATATGGTAAGGTATTTTTAGCAGTAAAACCAAAAAATTCTGATTTTATTGCTCAATCTACAAAAGAATTTATTTTAAATGACCTCAAGAAGTACACTATAGCAGGAATTAAACCAGAATTTGTAGATATTAATGTATTATATGTTGAAATAGATTCTACAGTATATTATAATTCAAACTTATCTTCATCGCCAGAATCTTTAAAGACTAATGTAATCTCTTCCTTAACTACATATTCAAATTCATCCGATTTGAATAAATTTGGAGGAAGATTTAAGTATAGTAAGGTTTTAGGGATTATAGATGCTACAAGTGCTTCAATTACATCAAATATCACTAAAGTAAGAATTAGAAGAAACTTTGAAGTCATTTTAAATGATCCAACAAAATACTTAATTTGTTTTGAAAATAGATTTAGTGTAAAGGACAATAGAAACAATAATCAACCAAATATTAGATCTAGTGGATTTTCTATAAATGGCAACCAATCCATACTTTATTTGGGAGATATAGTAGATAATTCTACTTTAACTACTGGAACATTATACTTATTTGCATATGAAAATAATACTATAGTGAAGAAAGTAAGCAATGTTGGAACTGTAGATTATGTGAATGGAATTATCAATATAGATAATATAAATGTATCTTCTACATTAAAATCCAATAATATTATTCAAGTAGATGCAATACCTTACTCTAATGATGTGATTGCTAAAAAATCCATTTATTTAAAATTGGATATTGGAAGTAGCAACATATCTATAGTTAAGGATTTGATTTCATCTGGTGAAAATGCATCAGGTAGTAGGTTTGCTCCAGAATCAAGTTATTTCTCTGACTCAAGTATAAGAAGTTAAAATGAATCAAGAAAATAAAGTAGTTAAAATTAAAGATATTGTCAGTAACCAAATACCTGAATTTATATTATCAGATAATCCAAATTTTTCTGAATTTTTAAAGCAATATTACGTTTCCCAAGAATTTCAAGGTGCTTCTATAGACCTTGCAGAAAATCTAACAGATTATAAAAATGCAGATGCATTTGATAATACAAACTTATATTCAGACACCACATTAACAAAAGCAGTAGATTTTTTTGACGATGAAATTTTTGTAGATTCTATTGATGGTTATCCAAATGAATATGGACTTATAAAAATTGATGATGAGATCATTACTTATACTGGATTAGATAGAGGTACAGTAACAAATACTGCAAAGATATCAGTTGGTTCTACCATAGCAATTATCTATGATGCAAATATAACAGAAGATTATATTGGAAGAGAATTTAGATTCAAACAATATATTGAAAATATTCAAAACAATCAAATACAAAACCCAATCATTGTAGATGTTGATGTTGAAAGGAATTATGTAGTATTATCTTCTGTTGGAATAGCTTCCACTTCTGTAATTGGTTATACTTCAACAAGTAGATATGATTATGAAGTAGATTTTCCAAAATTTACTGGATGTGTTCGTGGATTTAGCGGAACAGATTCTTTATCGCAACAAAATAATCTAGAATATCTTAATTTCTCAACATCTGAATCAAGTGATCACATTAAAGGGTCAAGTGTAATTAATCTATCGTCATTATTTTTAAAAGAATTTTTTAAAAAAATTAAGTACCAATTTCTTCCAGGGTTTGAAGAAATTGAATTTGATCCAGATATTAATGTCCCAAATTTTGTCAGTAGGGCAAGAACTTTTTATGAAACAAAAGGAACTGATGAAGCATATAAAATTTTATTTAAAGTTCTTTATGGTGAAGATGTAAAAATAATTAAACCAGATGATTATACATTCAAACCATCTGACGACAAATGGACTATTTGCGAATCTTTTTTATGTGAATTAATATCTGGAGACCCTACTAAATTATCAGGGCAAACTTTATATCAAGATAAAAGTTCAAATGGAAAGATTCTACCTGCTTCAGGATCAATTTACAGCGTAGATAGATTTTATTTAAAAAATACAACTCATTATAAAATTAATATTTTTTCTGGATATTCAAATAATTTAAATCCTAAAGGATCAATTTTTGGAGAATTTATAGAAACTCCAAAAACTTATGTTGTTGAAGATATTATTTCTGGATCAGATACTATTACAGTAGATTCAACAATTGGATTTAATAATTCTGGAACCATAATAGTTTCAGGATTAGAAATAACTTATACAGATAAAACATCTAATCAATTTTTAAATTGTTCTGGAATAACACAAAATATTTCAGAAAAAACTGAACTGTATGGAGATAATTATGTTTATGGATTTGAATCAGAATCAAATTCTCAAGTAAAATTAAGAATTATTAGATCTTTAACAGGAATTGATTTTTCAAATAATTTATATGCATTAAAAAATGATCCTATCAAAGTAGATAATTTAGGTAACACTGATGATAATGTTTTTACAAAATCATTAATTTATAACTTACCTCTTACAGTATATTCTGGGATATTAACTTCTACTTTACAGGATTATGATTTAGAAGGAATCAGTTTATCTAATGGTAATGTAAAAACTCTGTATAATCATAAATTAAAAAACAATGATACTGTAGATTTATACAGAACCAATTTTAATCAAAAAATTAAATCTAGAGTAGTTGTATCTACAAATAATTCAACACCAAAACAATATTCAATAAATGTTTCTGGCATCTCTTCTTATGTGGGATCAAAAATAACTGCAAAAAGAAAATTATTCAAATCTCAATCATCATCATATCCAGAAATTAATAATAAATTTACTGCTAATATTCAAAATTCTTTTACAGATGAAAATTACAACTACATAACTTCTAATGGATTCCCAAATTATAGCATCAGTCCATATAAAAGGCAATCTTCGTTTACATTGAGTGAATCTGATTATGAAACTTTAGAAGGATCTCATAATTTTTATGATGGAGAATTAGTAACTGTAACTAACTACACTATTTCAGGAACATATTCAAATCCTGTTGGTGTTACTACTGGAATTTCATTTTATGTCAAAAAACTTAATTCCAACAGTATAAAATTAGCTTACTCTTCTCAAAATGTAGGAGTATCTTCTTATATCAGTTTTTACGAAAGGGTCAATCCTCCAGTAAATAATACAATTTCTGGATTTATTTCAGAATTTACTTTAATAGACAATAAGTTATATAATAACAATTTTACAACATCAAAAATATTCAAAAAGTTTCCAAAAAACCTTACAACATCAGATTTAGAAATAAAAACAACATCAGGTCCAATAGGAATTTTGGCAAATGGTGTAGAAATACAAAATTACAAATCTTATGACAAAGTATATTATGGAAAAATTGATTCTATAAATGTATTAAACTCTGGAAAAAATTATGATTTAACAAATCCTCCAAGATTTTTAGTCAATAATGGATTGGATACTACTACAGTTCTTTTACCACAATTGACAGGAAAAATTAAAGAGTTTATTGTAGCAGATCCTGGATTTGATTATAAAAATACTCCTATTGTAACAGTTTCTGGAGGAGGAAATGATTCTGTAAAGACTGAAGTAAAAATGAAACTTCAAGCAAAGGAGTTAGAATTTAATGCATCTTCATCTGCAGGATACGTTAGTGATATTGATGATGCATTTAGATTTTCATCAAAGCACAATTTTATTACAGGTGATGAGATTTTATATCAATCTTTAGGAGGATCTCCTATTGGTATAGGAGCTCTATCTACAGAATATTTAATTGATAATGCATTATATTATGTTATAAATGTTGGAGCAGGAACATCCTTTAGATTGGCATACACTAAAAATGATGCAATTTTAAACAATTACATCTTAATTAGAGAGTATGGAGCAGGAACACAAAGATTTATATCTCCAAATAAAAAACTTGTTATTGATTCTGTTAATTTAATTGATGTAAATACTGACTTTAAATATAAAAAAGTTTTTGCTGCTTCAAATGGAATCAATCATTATGACAATATTCTTATTATAAAAGATCATGGTTTTGTAAATGACGATGAAGTAAGATATTCTTTTACTGGAACTACTTTAACTGGAATTTCTACAGAAACTAATTATTATGTCTATAAGTTAGATAATAATAGATTTAAATTAAAGCAAAGCAAAACTTCAACTACATATTTGAATATTGGATCTGCAGATGTAAATTCTGTTTATTATTTTGAATATTCTCCAATTACAGTTAATGTTTCTGGAGCATTGGCGGTGGATGATCAAAATAACACCATTGGATCTCCAGCATCTGTAAAGGCAATAATTTTAGGAAAAGTTGAAGATGTAAAAGTTGCACCTTTTGGGCAAAATAATTATGGATCAGAGTCTATTTTAAATTTACACAATTCTCCAAAAGTCAAAGAATTAATTGGATCTGGAGGAAATCTGGAACCATTTGTTGTAAATGGAAAAATTATAAAAGTTATAGTTAAAACTTCTGGAAGTAATTATTACAATTCTATTAAATTAGAAGTTGAAGGCTCTGGATATGGTGCAAAACTTGAACCTATTATCACTAATGGACAAATTACATCTGTCACCATTGTAAATGGTGGAATTGGATATGACTCTTCTACTAATATTAAAATTTCTACTCTTGGTAAAAATTTAAAGGTATTTGCAAATTTACAATCTTGGAATGTAAATGATATTTCCAAATTAGGACAATCTAATATATCTTCTGGTGTTCTTTTAGGTAAAAAATATTCTCTTTTTGGAAATATTTTTGGGATATATTATTTGACCTCTGATTTATCAACTCAATTCAACATTCCATCTTTAAGTTCTAATCAAAACCCATCACAACACTCTCCAATCATTGGTTGGTCTTATGATGGTTGTCCAATTTATGGTCCAGATGCATATACCAATGTTGATGGAACTGGTGGGTTTAGAAGAATGACCACCAGTTATAGATTGAAAACTTTATTAGATGATAATAGACCAAGTACATCAGTTTTTGAACTAGGATTTTTCGTAGAAGATTATGAGTATGTAGAGGGACTTGGAACATTAGACAAGTATAATGGAAGATTCTGTGTAACTCCAGAATATCCAAATGGAGTTTATGCATATTTCTGTTCTATTGCTAGAAATACAACTCCAAAGTTCCCATATTTCATAGGAAATTCTTACAAATTTACTCCTGAATTAGATAATTTTAATTTAAAAATAAATCAAAATTTAGATTTTGGAGACTTGGAAATAGTTAAACATACTTTACCTTATGGTATTGAAAATAAAAATAATTATTATGAATACTTAAACTTCAATGAAAAGTCAAAAAATGAAGAAATTTTAGTCACTAATACTTTAAGAGGAAGAGTAGATAATGTTTCTGTGGTGACTGAAGGCACTGGATATTCTATTGGAGATAGAATATCATTTAATAATACCAATACTGGTGGGTTTGGAGCTTTAGCAGAAGTATCAGAACTTTCTGGAGTTGGAATTAATAGCATTCAATCTTCAACTCAAACACTATCTAATGTAACTTTGATTTATGAAAAAGGTTCAGTTGT